AAAAAGACGAGAGTATGATTGAAACTACCACAGCCGGTTCTGTTGCTACTTCAATGGGCGGAGGCAACGGCTTTGCTAATGGTGGACCCGGTACACTAAAAAGAGAACCAGCTAAGAAAAAGAAAACTAATAAGAAAAAACGATAAATACTCTAAATACTTGGAGTTTAGAATGGCTACGAAAAAAGCAAAACCAGATTATATCGATCTTGACAAAGACGGCGATAAAAAAGAACCTATGAAAAAAGCAGCAAAAGACGCTAAGAAAAAGACCAACGAAGGTCTAGGCGAACTCGCTGACATGGCTGAACGAGATCATGAAGTTCAGATGGCTCGTGCTGAGTTGTATAAGGTTGCAAAATACGCAATCAAACTGCACGACATGTTAAAGGGTGTTACAGAAGCAGAAGGAATCGAAGGTTGGCAACAGGCTAAGATTACTAAAGCAAGTGACTACATTTCATCTGTATATCATAGCTTAGATTATGATCAGAAGTTTAATAACACAGGCGAAATGCCAGCAGCAAATGTAATGCCAACCGAAGGCAAGAAGTATAAGTCAGATGCACAGCGTAAAGCAATACACGCTGCTAAAGCAAAGAAAGAATCAACTGATCCTTATAAATCAATACTGCATCAACAGCTATCCGAGAAGGCAAAGTCAAAAGCACAACAACGCTTTATGGGTATGGTACACTCTGCTCAAAAAGGTGAAAAGCCTGCTTCAAAAGAAGTTGCTAAAGTAGCTAAATCAATGCCAAAAAAAGCAGCAAATGACTACGCATCAACCAAGCACAAAGGTAAGCCAGAGCACAAGAAGTAATGAAGAAGTTAAGTATAGAACAGGCTGAAAAAATACGTAAAAAGTTTGCCTCTGACTGGGAGATTCGCAAAGGCCGTTATCTATACAAGAAGGTAGCGTTTGATGATTATAACCAAGCACTACGGTTTTTTATGGTAATCGAAAAACCACAAATCAAACTAGACCATTTCGCAGACATTGGTTTCTTCTACAACGAAGTTATAATAATGGTATATACACACGATGTAGGCGGACTTACACAACTAGATTTTGAACTTGCTTTATATATCGATGAAGCACTAAAACAAATGGGTGCCAAACAGTTAGAAGAAAATAAAAGAGGATGGAATGATCAGCGTAGATTGAAAATGTATAACCCCGATGGTGACATGTATAAAGGGAAAACTATGCCAGGTAAAGGAAAAACTTTACCTGATCCTGTTGACAACGCACAAGGTTTAGATGCTGTTCCTGATGAACCTTATGATTTTGACTTTAGTAATGTTGATAAAGAAAAGCTAAAAAAAGTTGTAGCCGATCTTATTCCAACACTTGGACATAAGAAAAACGAAATGGTTTTAAAAGCAAGATTTGGATTACCACCTTTTAAACAAGAATATACCCTTGATCAAATAGCAAAAGCAATGGGTGTTACTAGAGAAGTCATTCGTCAAAGAGAAGCCAAAGCATTACGACAACTAAAGCACCATAGCAGATCAGATAAACTATTACCATTTCTTGATCACATTGAAGAGAAATGGTCAGCAAAATATAAAAAGTATAAACTGTAACAACCCAAAAGGTTTCTCACAGAAAGCACACTGCGCAGGAAGGAAGAAGAAATAATGGATTGGCACAAACTACAACACAAGCTATTCGAAATGGATCCATCAGATCCTAGAGAAGATCTACAAAAACTTCAACAATCTCTACAAGGTAATGCTGCACCAAATGACAGTGTTGAACCACAAATAGATTATGTAACAGAATCGCATAACGTTTCGAAAGGATCTGTTCCTTTAGATAAGGATTATTCAGTATCAGATTTTGCAGCATTGGCAGGTGTTCGCGTAGATGAAGCAAAACAAAAAACAGGTTCAGAAGGACAACTAAAAGGCAAAGATGCCTTTAAAAAGCAACCTGCAGGCACTACTAAGAATCCTAGTAGAAATAAACTAGTGGGCGATTCTGTCGATAATGATAAAATAAAAGACCTAGAAGAACGCATAGATCGTTTAGAAACTTTGATAATCGAGATGGTTACTAGAAAGAAATCACCTCCAGCAAAGCAGAAAACAGTTGAATCATCTATAAAAAGTCGGTTAGCTGAACTATTAGAAGAAAAAAACAAAAGATGATATTGGCAAATCTCAATCCAAAGTTTGAGTCGGCACCATATCTTACTGTCCCGATTGAAAGAAATCTAGTCGAAAATCTTCCTTTAGATCATTTTGACAAGGACGGATACGAAGTCCCTACGCTGTTAGAACGTAAACACTATGAAGCACAAGGTATAGATCTAAACAACGAAATACAATATCACATTGCTCCTGTACAAGAATGGTTTACTGATACTGAAAAAAGCGAACGGTATCTAGTTCTTGATCACTGTATGCTGTTAACTCGTTATGCTTTTGCAGGAGAAGCACGAGAACAACTAGAATCTGTAAAACAGAATCGTCCTATATTGAATAAACTTCTAGGAATAAAACCAAAATGGGGCATTGACTTTTCATTAGATTATATCGATCACGATATCTGTATGGAAGTCATACACATTGAACAAGATTTTGATAATATCGAATCTGCTATAACAGCAAAAGAAAAACTAGAATCTATCATTGAAAATACAGATTGGTACGACGGTGTTTGTGCTCTTATTAAAAGAAAAGACGAATGGATCAATCTAAGCTCGGATGATCATTCTGATTACAAAGCACGGTTCTTTGGATGGCATAGAGCGTTTGATAATCGAAAGGTCTTTTTATAATGAAAATTTGGCACCTTACTGAAGATATACTAGGTCATATACGAATAGGTAAATATGACGTCGCTATACTAAGTCATGTAAAAGACCGACTAAAAGATCGAAATTTGAATACTCAACAGCTTTCAAAATTGGTTAAAAGCATTCCTAAGTTTGAAAATGAAATTGACAAATTAGATTTTCGAGAAGGATTCTTTATAATAGATCAAAAATTACAAATTAGCATAGGTGCTAGTAGATATGGAAAAAATAAAATAACTGTAATTACTATTATCAACAGCGCAAAGCCATATACTAGAGAAGTTGATAAGTTTTTCTATATTTAGATTGACAAAAATCAAACAGAATCATATACTTATATCATTAATGGAGGCTTTAAATGAGTGACCGTGTCTATGGACAGGAAGAAAAAAAGAAACTTGAACGCATTATTCAAGAAGGTGTAAATGTGATGCAGGAGATTGAGGACCTACAAGGCGGTCTAAAAGAAACTGTAAAAGCAGTAGCAGAAGAACTAAACGTTAAACCCAGTCTAATCAACAAAGCAATCAAAGTTGCTAAAAATCGTGATTGGGGTCGTGTACAAGACGAGTTTGAAGATCTTGAAACTATTGTAGCAACGGTAGGCTATGACAAAGACGAGTAACGTATCTCACAAAGATATTTTAGGAAATACAATACAGGTAGGTGACATTGTTGCCTACCCCAGTCATAATCAAATGAAGATTGGTGTTGTTAAGAAACTCAATCCCAAGATGGTTAATATAGTTGCTGTTGGAAAAAAGTGGGTTGATAGGAAATATCCATCTGAACTGTTAACGATAGATGATCCGAAAATATCACTGTATGTTCTTAAAAACAGTAACTAGTTATAGAATCGTTCACTTTACGAACAGGTTGATGGTATAGTTGGCCAAAAACAACAAGGAGAAATAAATGCCATATGTAGACGGTTTTTTTGACCGTGATGCCGATATTATTAAAGTAGTCGAAAGACGAGACGGCAAACGAATATACAGAGATCATCAGGTAAAGTATGTGTTTTATCATGAAGATCCAAAAGGAAGATTCAAGTCAGTTTACGGAGAACCCTTGAGTCGTATTGTATGTAAAAATACAAAAGAGTTTCGCAAAGAACTAGCAATCAATAAAAATAAAAAGCTTTACGAATCTGATATCAATCCAATCTTTCAGTGTCTAAGCGAGAACTATCTTAACCAAGATGCTCCTAAACTAAATGTGTGTTTCTTCGACATTGAGACTGACTTTGATCCAGAACGAGGCTTTGCTCCTCCCGAAGATCCGTTTATGCCAATCACTGCTATTACTGTTCATCTACAGTGGCTAGATGCTTTGATAACTCTGGCAATACCTCCTAAAGGTTTGCCTATTGAAGAAGCAGAACAAATGTGTCGCGAGCGTTGGGGTGATCAAGTGCTGCTGTTTACTAACGACAAAGATAACAGTGGCGAAAAAGAAATGCTTAAGACATTTCTTGATTTGATCGACGATGCTGATATTTTATCAGGCTGGAACTCAGAAGGATACGATATTCCGTACACAGTTAACAGAGTAGCAAGAATACTTACTAAGAATGATACTAGAAGATTCTGTCTATGGGAACAACTTCCAAAGCGCAGAGAGTTTGAAAAGTTTGGTAAAACTGCTGAAACTTTTGACACTGTTGGTCGTGTACACATGGATTATCTCGAACTGTATAGAAAATATACATATGAAGAACGTCATACCTATAGATTAGATGCTATAGGTGAGATTGAAGTAGGGGAAAACAAAACAGTATACGAAGGGACTCTTGATCAACTTTATAACAAAGATTTCGAAACCTTTATCGAATATAACAGGCAAGACGTTGCTCTGCTAGATAAACTTGATAAGAAACTGAAGTTTATTGATCTAAGCAACGAACTTGCTCACGCTAACACTGTTCTACTACAAACTACTATGGGTGCTGTTGCTGTCACTGAACAGGCTATTATTAATGAAGCACATCATAGGGGACTACAGGTTCCTAATCGTCCAAAAAGAGACGAAGGTAGTACACAAGCAGCAGGTGCTTATGTTGCGTTTCCTAAAAAAGGTGTACACAAGTGGATTGGTTCAATGGACTTGAACTCACTGTATCCAAGTGTGATTCGTGCTTTAAATATGGCTCCGGAAACTATTGTGGGACAGCTTAGAGCTGATATAAGCGATGCAAGAATACAGGAAGATATGACACTAAAGAAAAAGTCGTTCGCAGGTAGCTGGGAAGGTCGCTTTGGTACTGAAGAATACGAAGCTGTGATGGATCAAAGAAGAGATGTTGCTCTTGCTGTAGATTGGGAAGACGGCACTTCGGATGTATTGTCAGGTGCTGAAATCTATAAACTGATATTCGATAGTAACCAACCTTGGATGCTCAGTGCCAACGGCACAATCTTTACACACCAGTTTGAAGGTGTCATTCCTGGTATTCTTAAACGCTGGTATGCTGAACGCAAAGAACTACAGGCAATGAAAAAGAAAGCCATAGAAGCAGGCAATGCTGCTGAGATAGCGTTCTGGGACAAGCGTCAGTTGGTTAAAAAGATTAATCTAAACTCGCTGTACGGTGCTATTCTTAACCCTGGTTGTAGATTCTTTG